ATTTTGTGATTATATTTTTTAAAGGAGGGATGGCTGGTTCTGCTTTGTGTAGAATTATAAACAGCCATCCTGAGTTTTATTATAAACAAAAATATCTAAACCAAAAAGAGTATAACGATCCTCTAAAATTTCCTGACTCAGTTGAAGGCTTTAATGTACAAGATCATGGTTGGTTAGGTTTTAAAGAGCAACACTTGAGTTGTGTGCATTTAAGTTTTTACACTCCATGGAGTAATAGCAAAACTCAAGATTACATCGCTTATGGAGAAAGTGTTACTGAATATTTAGATTTAGTAAGTAAAAACTATAAAGTAGCGTTAAAAACACATAAATTTTCTTTGATAGGTAGATTTAACAAATCTAAACGTATAGTCCTTGAAGGAAATAACCTTAATCGTGGTTTTGATCATCTCAAAAATATGAATTACAAGGTAGAAGATTATTCTAAAGAAGATGTTATTAGGTTTGATATACAAAAATTAATGTCTCCAGAATATGATATATTTTTAGAGGCATACATCAAGTTAGTTCAAGAATTAGATTTAACCCCTAAAGTGAATTCAGTACGATCGTTTATATTAATGTGGTTGGAAAGACAAGAAAGATTTAAAAGAACTCTTTCTTAATGCTTAATTTTCAGATATTATCTTTATATGAATTACAAAGAACTCAAACAACTTATCCAAAAGCATAATCAAGCTTATTATGATAACTCTGCATCAATGATAACAGATGCAGAATATGATCAGCTATACGATAAACTTGAGAGTATGGAAAAAGCCCAAGGTTGGCGAGATCATGATTCTCCCACTAAACACGTAGGCGGTGCTGCTGGTAAAATTACTCACCCCTATAAACTATACTCTCTCCGTAAAATCTATGAAGGAGAAGAAGAGTTAGAACCTTGGATGGATGTTAAAGTCCCTAAAATTGATGGTACTAATTTAACTTTAATCTATCGTAGAGGTAAATTAAAGATGGGGCTAACTCGTGGTAACGGTGAACAAGGAACAGATATAACACATCTCGTAGGAATGTTAAAAGGCGCACCTACTACAATCGATCTCGATTATGATGAAGTGGTTGTAAATGGGGAGTGTGTGACAGATAATAATGTTGAAAACTTTAGAAACTATGTGTCTGGAGCTTTGGGTTTAGATAGTCCATCAGAGTTTGCCCAACGTAATATTAGATTCATAGCTCATGACTGGTTAGGCA